ACTCTGACTTCTTTTCTGTCTACGATGCGGTGGAAGGTGTAATTGCTTTAGCATGGGAAGACAGTGAAAGTGAAGCCGTTGTAAATGACAAACACACCAGATTGGTTTTCCGTTATGGTGATACAGTCAAAGAAGTGGAAGATAAAATTTACGAAAGAGATATCGTATTAACTTACGAAAAAAATATTGCAAGTCATGGATAATAAGAAAGTTGCAAGTTTATTGAACAAAGGAATGAAGTTTGACTCATTAAAGATGTTAAACGAAACTCAGATTGATACATTATATAACGCTATTATAGTAGAACAAGACGCTGGTGATGCCGCTGATGAAGTGAAATCAAAAGTTCAAGACGCCATTAATATGACCGACCAATTAAGAAAAGCTTTGGTAGGTGAGGAAGATTTGGAAGAAAACGAAGATGGATTAGAAGATTTATCTCGTCAAGATTATACAGGTCAAGAAGGTCCTCATGATGAAACAGACATGGCACCTGATGGAATGGACGACGATTCAGATAACAATCGTTCTGAGATGGGTGAAGAAGAAATTAAGGAGAAATTCCGTTCTAAAGCTCAACAGGGATATTTCTTTGCAAAATGTGAAGAAGAGGGTCCTAAATCAAAATGGTGTAAGATGGCTGATGAATTTGCTGATGACACTGAAGATTTCTCTAAATTACCTGAAAAAGTTGAAACCAATGAAGGTACTAAATGTTGGAAAGGTTATGAAAAAAAAGGGATGAAAACTATGTTTGGTAAGAGAGTCCCTAATTGTGTAAAGAAAGAAAGTAAGGAAGAAACAATTAGACAAATTGAAGAATCTTTGGTATCTTTGGTGAAGAAATACGTTTCTGAGACAATGACAAAGAAAGACTTAATGAATTTATTGGAACAACCTGGGACTAAGGAAGCACCTGTGAAAACACCTACAAGGACAAAACCTGAAAGGAAGACACCTTATCAGCCGAAACATAAACCGGCTCCAAAGGCAGCAGATACCGAAGTTGCACCATCAAGAGTAAAACCTGGCACAAAAGAAAAACCAGGTAGAAAGACTCCATACCAACCAAAACACAAACCGGCACCAAAAGCAGGAAAGAAAGGATTACCTGAGTTTTTGAAGTTTAATACGTTAAATATACAGTTTAGAGATGAGCAAGAAGATTAATGAGGCACCGATAGATTATGGTGATAGACCAGAAAGAATGGCACCTGATATTCAGGCGAAGATTCAAGGTCGTGAAACACCCCTTTCAGATAACCCAGCATTAGACATTGATTTAGATGGTGATGGTGTGGTATCTTCGTTTGAAGAATTATTGGCTTCAAAAAGATTTGCCGATGTTGTTGATAAGGTAAAACAATATACAGGTCTTACTGACATCTCAGGTCAAAACGCACTGATGCAACTACAGATGATGTTGGCGCAGGCGGTTCAACAGGTAAAATCAATTGAGAACGAAAATGAGGAGTACCTTGAGAATCTTGCTGTTGATTTGGTAAAGAAAGAAATGGCTCTTCCTGATGAAGCGTTCCAATTTGACGTAGAATTACTTTCAGGTATGGGACAGATTGACACTTCAAAGATGAGAGGTCAGTCTGACGAAGAACCTGATGAGGAAGAAATTATGAAAGCCTTCGGTAAAGATTCCGAAGAGATGGAGGACGATATTGAAGCATTTATGGATGCTATGGATAAGTTTGACATGGAGAAAGCAAAAAGACGTTTTATTAACTCTCTTATCCAAGGAGCGTCAAAGAAAGGTCACTATATGTTTAACTTGGTTCGTGATGAATTGGACCGTTTGGACCCACAACTTCTTAACCTTTACGGAGTATTAATGTCTATTGCGGATTTGATGTATTGGGTTATTCCTGACCAAATGACACAAATGATGGCAGGTGCGGGCGAAGGTGTTCAGGGTTCTGAAGAGGTTGATGAGACTACGGACCCACCAACAATCAAGGCAAAAGGATTATTCTTCCCTGTATTAATTCACGAATTGGTTAAAGGGGTATATGAAGTATTAGGTACTCAGGGGTTACCTGATGACCCTAAAGCCGCTGAGATGGTTATGGGTTCTCAAGATACACTTCCTTATGAGATTTGGGATTTACGTTTAGGTCCTGTTATTTGGGAGAAATTTACTGAGGCGTATCCTGAAGACCTTTATGAGGATGATATGAGAGAAATTCAGAATTACTTATTCTCACGTTTCTCAGCATTATCTACTGAGGAGTTCTTTGAGGTTGCAAGAGAAATTTTAGGTGACTCAACTAAAGGTAAAAAGATTATTCAAAGAATGGTTGATGAAATCATGGAGGAGTTACGTCAGTATGATTTAGAAGATGCTTTAGGTGGTTCTGATGAAGAGGATGAAGATGATGATGAATTCAGAGATTTCTTAGGTGGACTCGGAATTGATTTATCATAAAAAACAACTAACTTATGATTTATGGGTTTGACAAGAGAACAGGTACTGGTGGAATACGCAAAGATTGTGAAAGACACTTCCTATGCACTCAAGACTTACCTACAAACATACGACAACACACAATCACGTTACGTCCCCTTAGAACTGTTTCCCGACCAAGACACGTTAATATCGGATTACGATAACTACGAAGAAAACATTGCTATTAAGTATCGTCAGGCCGGTGTATCCACAGTAACGGCCGCATGGTCATCAAAGAAGTTGGTCACGGCTCAGAAAAGCAAACCTGAAAAGATTCTAATCATTGCAAACAAATTGGATACCTCTATGGAGTTTGCAAATAAAATTAGGTCTTTTATAGACCAATGGCCTGATTGGTTGGGAATTAATTTCTCCGCTGACAAAAATTCACAAAAACACTTCAAATTAACTAATGGATGTGAGGTAAAAGCCGTTGCCACATCAAAGGATGCCTTGCGTGGTTATACTCCAACAATTCTTATTTTTGATGAAGCGGCGTTTATTGATGCTGATGATGACTTCTGGTCTGCGTGTATGGCGTCGTTATCTACGGGTGGTAAGGTAATTGTTATATCCACACCTAATGGGTTTGACCCGATATATTACTCTATATACGACCAAGCTTTGAGAGGTATGAATGACTTCAAGATTACCGACATGTATTGGTATCGTGACCCACGTTACGCCAAGAATCTTAAGTTAATTAAATGTTCAGACATTATTCATTATATGTTGAATAGAGAGGAGTACAATGATGATGAGATTATTATAGATTACTCACAAATTGACCCAAGGAAAAGAGACTTTGAGGAAATTACCAGTAAGTTTGAAGAGGGATACAAACCCTATTCGGATTGGTTTGAGGCGATGGCCAAAAAGTTGAAGTTTGACAGACGTAAGATTGCTCAGGAATTGGAGTGTAATTTCTTGGGTTCGGGGGATAATGTTATCCCTAATGACACCATTGAAAGAATGAAAGATAAATACATTCGTGAACCTGAGAATAAGTTTATGGGTGGTTCATTATGGCAATGGAAGGAGCCTATACCTGGTCATAAATACATTATGGGAATTGATGTTTCTCGTGGTGATAGTGAGGATTTTACTACCTTCTGTATTATAGACTTTGACGAGAGAGAACAGGTATTGGAATATTTGGGTAAGATACCACCTGATGTTGCCGCTGAGGTAGCCTTCAAATGGGGAACGATGTATTCTGCCTTCATCGTGATTGATATCACGGGTGGTATGGGTGTTTCTACCGCCAGAAAACTACAGGAGTTGGGTTACCAAAATTTATATATTGAAGGTGTTAACGCCGCTGATAAGTGGAAATACAATCCAAAAGCCTTGGAGAAGATACCTGGTTTGAACTTTAATAGTAAAAGGGTTCAGATTGTTGCTGCTTTTGAAGAGGCGTTAAGACACAACTATCAGGTCCGTTCAACCAGGTTATTGAATGAGTTGAATACTTTCGTTTATGTGAACGGAAGACCTGACCACCAAAAGGGACAACACGATGACCTTATTATGGCGATGGCTATGGCGATATATGTTGGGGAAAATTCATTCTCTTCATTGGAAAAGGTTACAGAACAAACAAAGGCGATGGTGGACAGTTGGATGGTTCAGGAAAGTCCTGTTAAAAACCCTGTCAACGATTACAACCCTTCGTTGAGTGCAATGCCGAGAGACCCTTACGGAAGACCACACCACGGTGGGGCTTCAAAAAGTGACTATGAAAACTATTTATGGTTATTCGGAGGTAGAAGATAAAATATTTAATTATTGTAGGGAATTACTACTATTTATATAAAAACAAAAAATGGCTGAGAATAACTATACTGTATGGCAGAGATTAACCAAAGTTTTTGGTCCCGATTCTACATTGGACCAACAGCCTCCTGTATACAAATTTGATAAGAAAGAATTATTAAAGACACCCGATAAGAAAGAATACGAAAGAGAGAAACTTCAAGCTCAACAAACTTTGTATTTGGGTCAACAATGGCAGAAGGTTGAAAACAACCTTTATACTCAAGCCGTATATTACGAGCCAACAAGATTAGCTGCGTTCTACGATTACGAGAGTATGGAATATACTCCTGAGATTTCAGCAGCACTTGACATCTATGCTGAAGAATCTACAACAGCAAACGAAGACGGATACATCCTTCAGGTGTATTCAGAAAGTAAGAGAATTAAATCAGTATTGACTGACCTATTCAACAACAGATTGGATATTGATACCAACTTACCGATGTGGACAAGAAACACTGCTAAGTATGGTGACAACTTCGTATACTTGAAGTTGGACCCTGAGAAAGGTATCATGGGTGGTCAACAATTACCAAACATTGAGATTGAAAGATTGGAGAGAGGTATGAAGTCTGCTCCGAGTCAATACGGTGTTCAACAACCAAGTGGTGAGAGTAATGAAGACGCCCTTAAGTTCAAATGGAAAGTTAAGGATATGGAGTTTAATACATGGGAAATCGCTCACTTCAGATTATTAGGTGACGACCGTAAACTTCCTTATGGTACTTCTATGTTGGAGAAAGCCAGAAGAATTTGGAAACAACTTATCTTGTCAGAAGACGCAATGTTAATCTATAGAACATCAAGAGCACCTGAAAGAAGGGTATTCAAAGTATTCGTCGGAAACATGGACGACAAAGATGTTGAACCGTATGTACAACGAGTCGCCAACAAGTTCAAACGTGACCAGGTCGCTGACCCAGCAACGGGTAATGTTGACCTACGTATGAACCAAATGGCAGTAGACCAAGATTACTTTATTCCTGTTCGTGACCCTAATGCTCCGAACCCTATTGATACTTTACCAGGTGCACAGAACCTGTCAGAGATTGCGGATATTGAATACATCCAAAAGAAACTATTGACGGCTCTTCGTGTTCCTAAAGCATTCTTAGGTTTTGAAGAAGTTACTGGTGAAGGTAAGAACTTAGCATTACAGGACATTCGTTTTGCAAGAACCATCAACAGAATTCAGAAGTCTATGATTCAGGAGTTGAACAAGATTGCAATCATCCACTTATACATCTTAGGTTTTGAGGATGAATTGAATAACTTCCAATTGGCGTTGACTAACCCATCATCACAAGCAGACTTGTTGAAAGTGGAACAATGGCAACAGAAGATTCAGTTGTATCGTGATGCAACTACTGACCCAGGAAACGGTATCTTACCTGTTTCATCATCATGGGCTAAGAAACACATCCTTGGATTCTCTGATGAGGAAATCAAACTTGACTTACAACAACAACGTATTGAAAGAGCGGTTTCAGGTGAGTTGGAGAAAACACAAGAAGTTATCCTACACACTGGTATCTTTGATAACCTTGACAAACTATACGGTCAGAAAGGTGCGGAACCTGAAGCGGGTGCTGGTGAAGAAGGAGGAGACGACTTCGGAGGTGGTGACTTCGGTGGAGGTTCAGACTTTGGTGGAGACCTCGGAGGTGACTTGGGTGGAGATTTAGGTGGTGAACCTGCTGGTGAAGTTGAAGCTGGCGGTGGTGAAGACATCACACCTGAGACTTTCGTAAGAAATAAAGACTTAGATTTAATCCTTGAAGACTCAACATTATTCGGTCAGGATGAGACCATTGACCTTTCAAAAGGTAGAGAGTCATTGGGTGAGATGGAAGAAAAGTTAAACGACTTACTTAAATAGTAATATTTATTAAATAAAAGAATTATGAATAAGTTTGGTGCAATTAAATCAAAGATTGAAAAAACGTTAGTTTCTACTTACGGTAAAAAATCTTTTAAGTCTAACCTACAGGGTTTCAAAAAGAGAATCTTGGGTGACAAAAATTTAGCTGAAGCCTATTACCTTTATGATGAATTGAGTTCACAAAAAGGTTTATCTAAAGAAGTTGCTTCAGTATATGTAAATGAGTCGTTTGAAAAGTTAAATGACATCATCACAAATAACAAAGAAAAAATTGAAGAATTATCTAAATGGGTTAACGCACTTTTGGACGAATCTGTTGAAAATAATTACGTAGATATTGATAACGTTATTTACGAAA